CTTCGCAGCAGCCGCTGTGTATCCCCTTGATTGAGAGAATGTGCCGTTTGTCTGTCCTGATGATGTGCTGATAGTTATCGCATTCGTTCCACCAGCGGGATCGGCAATGCCAGTTGCGATGTTGCAATTCGTCCTTGCCCAGTTGTATGTCTGTCCGCTAGTTCCAAATGAAGTTGATTGGAATGCACGATTCGTAACTGCCGGGTACATCGGCATACCAAGAAGCGCCTTGGTCGAAATGTCATACTCAAATCGAGGAGTCGTTCGTCCAGCGATTGAGAGCAACCCAGCGGAGTTGACGTAGTAGCCGTCAACAACGCTGGTTCCAGTCGGCGCGGTTCGCGAATACGACCATCCGCCAAGGGTTCCGTCGGCGGCGTTGAAATCTGCAACAGGAGTTTCAATAGTCGAAAGCAATCCCATCCGCTCCCGATATGGAGCGAATGATGCCGACTTTGAAACTCTGTCGCGAGTTCTCATATCACAGGGAAGACCAGAAAGCGTTTGCGTAATTGGTTCCAGACGCTGTTGCTGATCGGAAAATCAGGCTTATGAGAGCGCATCCGACGGTGTCAACAAGCGCAAATGCTGGAGTCTCAAGACCGGAAGTCGAGTCAGCGTTGAATACCTTTGCATCACCGTAATTCACCCCGAGCGCCTGTGTCTGCGTAAAACTTGTTGCTGCCGTAGACGGAGTGGTCAGCGAGAATGTTGCAGCAGCAGATGGAGTGATGGTGAAATCAGCAATCAGATGCGGCACATACAGGCGGGTATTACCTTCCGCAACTATGTTCCATCCAACCATGCGTGCTGATAGCCCGGTATAGAGATTCCCGCCCGTTGAAACGGTCTGAAATGGGATGACCTTCATCAGCGTCATGCCCTCGGTCTGCCACACAATTTGGCTTCCGGTGGTAGTCGGGGCGGTGGTAGTCGGGACGCGAGCGGTATTGCTGGTGGAAATGGTCGCGTGAGTACCAGCAGCAACCTGAAGATCGCGAATCAGCGTCTTCTGTTGCGTCAGAGAATGCGCCGTTCCGTAAAAGTCCTGCTGTGCCACTCGATTACCACTCCTGAAGCGGAGTCCGCTTCCACTTGTTGTCGGAAACACACACGAAGATGTAGTCGGATCCAATCACGATGTCGCCACGCTTACCAGTTTGCGACGATGACTTGATGTCTGCACCACTAGTAACCGTAAGTCTGGAGATGATGGCATTTCCGGAGATATGAACCTCGTCGTTGACCATGCTCACTCGATCAACACCGTCCAGACTGATCGACATCCGAGCCGATCCGCTGATTGACTGATCGGAAATGATGACAGATCCGACATTCACCGAGTCAGCGATGACTTGATCAACATCAATCGTTCCAGAAACGATGTCCGATGCAAGATGCTGGTGCTGCATCATTGCCTTGGAATCGAGTTGCTGCTTCAGCGTGTCGATATCGGCAATCCCGTGCTGATGAGACGATTCTGCCTTCTGGTTCAGGGCTGATTCCAGTCCAGAAACGTCGTACATGGCGTGCAGATGCGCCCGATTCGCAGCCCCAATCGTTGCCGCATTGATGCGAGACCAGCGGCATTCGTATGGAGAAGACCCGAGTTTGACAAGAATCTCCCCTTCCTCGCCATTGTCTGGGATGCCAACGCCATTTTCGCCATCCTTGCCCGGACGGCCATCAGCGCCAGTTGCGCCAGTTGCGCCTCCAGCAGCAATCATGGTCCATGACGAAGAGGCTGTGGGAAATTCTCCGCTGGTCATCTTCCTGCACGCATAAGAACTGCCACCAATGGTGACAACGTCTCCTACGACGTACATGAGTTGATCTGAATACTGTCCCTTGTAGTTCATGGTCAGTTCGGATTCTGGACGTAGCCATAGTCAGGCCGTGTCCAATTGACGGAAGTTGGAGAACGCGACGGTCTCATGCGACCAAGATCACGCTGGAGCAGCCCATCCTTGGTGCTGGCAGTCGAAAGAATCGGACCAGCATCAATTTCCTGAAGACGACCAGTCAGTCCTTCGTCTTCATACGCCTGCGCGAATGCTCGGCAATATGCGATGAACAAGGCATCGCAATACTTGGGAATCTGAATTTCCCAAGAATCGGCAGCGCTGTCAGCAATCACCACCCACTTGGCTCGATACCGAATTGCGATGGCTTCAGTCACGTTCGCGGTGGGAGTTGGAAATACATCCAGACGAACAGCGGGGAGAGAACTTCCATCATTCGGCGCTGATCGAGTGAACACGGCGTGGGTGATGCCGGGTCCAGTCATGGTGATGCCCAGACGGCGCAACTGTTCCATGTGGTCAGGAGTGACCATCTCGATCAGATATCCAAGAGTCTGCAAGGAGATGATCGAAAGGATCTCCTCGACATCGCTTGGCAAATCGATGTACGACTGATTAGCCGTCATTGCAAGAACCTTGCCCGTTCTCTCACGGAATCGCCACGGACGAGAGAACAGATATTGCCCTGCCTGATTCACGATCTCGGCGAGGCGCTGATTGCGTGTCTGTCCGGGAGCCAGCGACGGATATCCGCCGACGGCAAGGACAGCATGATTCTTTGCTTCAGCGAAAGTTGGCATGGAAATCCGCTTGGGGGGTTTCCCCCCCAAGCGGTGAATGGTTGTTTCAGATCAGGACAGAGCCGTGGCAGTACCGTCAATCGGTCCGTTGAACAGCAGCACATCAATGATCGCGCTGGTGTTTGCCGTAACAGAATTGAGCGCGACTGCAACGGTGGTATCAGGATTGGCAGAATCGGTCGCAGTACCGAGTCGGCCAGCGGTATCGCTCAAGAACAGTTTGCCGCCAAGAGCAAGCGTGTCAGCCGTATCACACTTCACATTTGCCTTGACAACGCCACCAAACTGAACAAGAACTTCAGTACCAGAAGCACCAGCGGCACTTCCGAGACCGACAACAGCGCCGATGTAACCGCAGTTCGACGTAGCAACGTCACCTTCTGCCAACTTGATGCACGCAAACGGCGAAAGTCGGAGATTGGTGATGCTCTGCGGATCCGAAGAAGCCGGAGGATACACAGCGTTGGTATGGTTGAACGAAGTGATAACGACATCACCAATTGCAACAGCCGCGCTGTGCTTGTTGATCATCGACGCGACAGCACCACAAGGCTGAATGCCAACGGGTCCGAAAGTAGGAGAGAGAATCATGTGTTGATTCCTTTCTTTGGGGAGATTGGTGGCCGGGTTTCCCCGGCCACCAACTCAATCAGGGCGTGTAGTTCAGCGGGGCAACGATGCCGTGACGCTGACGGGAATTGCAGAACAGGTTCCACCAGCAATCGACCACCTGAACGTAGGTGAACGGCTGGTTCGGGTGCTTCATCACTTCGTGCTTGCTGAAGTAGCGGCGCGAGTGATAGATCGGGGTCAGGTAGTTGCCGTTGACCCAGTAGTAACGAGCGCCAGCGTCAGTAGCAGTCGCTTCGGTGTAACCCGTGGTGGTGCTTGCATTGCCCGACAGAACGCCCGTAGTGTTCGTACGGGTCACGCCACCGGGGAAAATCGCAGCATCATCAAGGTTGGCGCAGTACATCAGTTCAATGCCGCTAAACGTCGGATTGGCGTAAGCAGCATCCTGATAACTGACCAGCGTATCGTTCGCAGCGCGAAGGAAACGCTTGTACTGGTTGATGCCGAGGCGCGAAGCAAGGATCATCTGACGGTTCAGTTCAGCCCGTTCAAAGTATTCCTGCTTCGTGCTGGGCGGGGTGAAAGAACACTTGAGCCACATTTCGTCGAAAGCGGTAATGAGACCGCCAGTCGGGGCGCTATAGCGATAAGTGCTGGTGTTGTCCTTGACGTTGTCAATACCAGTCTTGACAGTACGGGCAGTATTTCCGTCAGAAGCCACGTTGTAGTACGAAATCTGGTTCGTCCAACGGTTCTCGCCAGTAGTAGTCGTTCCGGTGGAATTGAGACCAAGGTTCATCACGCTCGACCAGCCAAGCGGAGCGCCACCACGAACGCCGTAGGCGTTGTTGAAGTCCGGGACTTCCGTGATGAAGCACGGCAGGGAGTACGGGAGCGAACCGCCGCCGTTCTCCATGTTGTTGCTGTTGCCGAACGTGCTGGCCCACAGGTCATTCTCAAAGCCGTTCAGAAGGCTGGTCCACAGACGCTGCTCCTTCTGGCGCTTGAGGCGCTTGTACTGGCTCTTGACGTAATCGCGACCAGCGCCTTCGCCGCTGTTCAGTTCGACTTCGTGGTCCGTCCACGCCATATGGTCGATGCTGAAGCGCCACGGACACTTGATCGTGGACAGAACCTGTGCGTTCCGCCAGTTGAAAGTGTCGTTCGGGAGGTAGTGATCGTAGGTGCTGCTGTCATTGAACATGACAACGTCACGGATCTCATTACCACCCTGAACGGTTGCTTCCGAAGTCTTGTCCTTCAGGAGGCGCGAGAAGGCGTAGGTGTTCTTGACTGCTTCGTTGATGACTGCATCTGCGCTGGTCAGGTAGGTAGGACCAGTAGATGCCATGAAGTCATTGAACGTCTGAATGGGTTGTCCCATGACTAACTCACTTTCTGATTAGCCGCATGGCTTCGTCGCGAGACTTTCCGTCCATGAGTGCATCGAGGATCGCGTCTTCCGAATCAGCGGGAGTGCGTGGGCGCTCATTGCGCGACACGCCACGAACAGCGGTTGGCTGTCCGATCTTCCGTGCGTCGGACTTCACGACCTTCTTGCCAGCAAGGTTGGTGTAAGCCTCCTCGGCGAGGTGCATGACGGTCTTGTAGGTTCCGGGATTAGCCGTTCCAAGTCGATTCATTTCCGCAATCACAGCGTCCCGTTCCGGTGATCGTTCACCGTATTGCGAACGGAAATAGGAATCTGCGGCATCGACCTGAATCAGCAACGATTGCTCCGCAGCAGCAGACTGCTGCTTGCGAAGTTCGGCGAGTTCGGCACGCATCTCCTTTAGAGGCTTTGCCGCATCTGCGCCAAGCAGTTCCTCGACTTCAGCAAACGGGTCTTCCTGCTGGTCTGATTCAGTATCCGAAGACTCGGGTTCGACATCGACTTCGACATCGTCCGATTCATCGGAAGAATCGTCCTGCGGCTCCGGCTTTGCCTTGCCATTCAACTGCTTCTCAAGATCAGCCATCTTCTTCCCGAATCCATCGACATCCTTCTGACGCTTGGAAGCCTTGTCGGCCCACATCTTCAGGGTGTCTTCGGAAACGGTTGCGAGGATCTCGTCAGGAACCCCATCGCGCTTGAGAATCGCGACGGCCTTCTCGCGTTCCTTCGATGAAGGAACGGGCTTCTCCGACTTTGCAGGAACGGATTCCTCTTCGGAATCGTCCGCGAAAAGCCGATCAAGGACATCGTCATCCGCATCACGCGGAGCGTCTTCCTTGACATCGGGTGCGACAGCGTCGGTCTCTTCGACCTCTGCGATTTCATCGTTGGTCTGGGGTTCACTCATTGGTGTCCTAGTCCTTTGCGTACCCGTGCTGCGCCATTACATTCCGTTCATGGCGCTTTGACATGATGACGGGCTTTCCATTCTTGTCTGTCTTGCACCCATCGAGATTGCGAGGAAGTGCCTGCGAGACATATGGATACTGCGACCTGTTCGTTCCGGGATCGACCTGATAGTCGTTCACGACGCGGACCAGTTGCTTCCCGTCAACTTCAACGGTTGCTCCAATCGAAGGTGCGTCTTTCATTGCGAACCAGAGTTCGACAGACTCACCCGTGGACTCGTTGATAAAAGAGTAACTTGGCATTGAGTTCAAGCCTTGCTTCGTGCGAGGATTTGTGCGAGGGCATTCTCTCCACCGGGTGGTGCTTGTCCTGCACCCTGCTGCATCTGTGCGATCTTCTGCTTGTCGATCAGATCGGCGAAGTTTGGGATGTTGAGCGAGTCTCCGACCAAGGACATGACCTCGTCCCACTTCACATGGGGCGCTGCGATCACTTGACCAGCAAGAGACGCGATGATCTGAAGCATCTCCATCGAGCGCTTCTGAAGCACGATGTCGCTCACGCGCTCCATGCTCATGGCCTCGATGTCGATGTCGAGATCGTCGAACACGCCGACCATTGCGCTGGCGCTGAAGATCGGCTCTGCTTCGCCCATGATTTCAGCGCCATCTTCCCCAAGCGGGAAGA